AAAAGGCAAGCCTACTCGTAAAGCGGCGGCGCTTGCACGTTGGAAGTGCTGACATGGCGTACTCTGATACCTACGGACAAACGGTCAATGTACAGACTTTGATTGACCACGGCGCTCGTCGGTGCGGAAAACTGGCGGAAGAGTTGACTTCTGAGCAAGTCGTCTCCGCTCGTCAATCCCTTGGGTTCTTGCTCTCCAACCTCATCAATCGCGGCATTCAGTATTGGTGCATCAGCAAGGAGGTCATTGGCCTCACCCCCAACAAGTACCAATACACCCTGCCTGACGGGGCTGTAGACACGCTCAACGTGCTGTATCGCACGCTAAACCGCCCCGATGGGGCATACACCTCATCCGCTGGCGGAACTGTTGCAAACCTCTACGATGGCGACATCGACACGTTTACCCAACAAACTTCGGCAAACGGCAACTTCACGGTCAATTTTGGCATAACAACCCCCATCTATGCAGGCTCTATTGGCTTCTTGCCCTACATTGCTGGTGGTGGGTCAGCGACGTGGAATATCTTGCTCCAATACTCGTCTGATGGGGTGACGTACAGCACGTTGCAGAACCTTGGCGCAGTGGCGGTTACGGACAACACATGGGTGTGGACGGACATAGACCCGGGCCAATCCGTCGCCTTCTACCGCATCGTTATTTCTGGTGGCGCTACTCTTGCTCTTCGCGAGTGGTACATCGGCAACAACAGCACCGAGGTGATGATGTCTCGCCTGAACCGCGACGACTACACCAACCTGCCAAATAAGAATTTCACAGCAAACCAACCCTTTCAGTTTTGGTTCAATCGCACAATTCCTAACCCAGAGATTTACTTGTGGCCTACGCCCAGCAATGCATTTGTGCAAATGACTGTGTGGTACTCCACGCAGGTCATGGACGTGGGCGCTTTGACCAACGAGTTGCAGATTCCCCAGCGTTGGTACGAGGCTGTGGTGTTCATGCTGGCTCATCGTATGAGCCTCGAACTTCCGCAAGTTCCAATGGACAGGGTTGGCTATCTGGAGAAGATGGCTGAGAAGTACCTATACGAAGCAGAGCAGGAAGAGCGCGACAAGTCACCGATTTATTTCGCCCCTAACATTTCCGTGTACACGAGGTAACCGATGCCCATTTTCTTGGACACAACAGGGCTGACTTCACTTGCTATCGCGGTGTGCGATAGGTGCAAGATGAAGAAGCCGTATGTGAACTTGAGACCTGACGGGAACTCGCCGGGTCTGCGCGTCTGTGGCGACGGCTGTTTTGACACGCTTGACCCCTACCGCTTGGCGGCACGCAAAACCGAAAGGATTAACCTTCGCTTTGCACGACCTGATGTGAGTGTTGCGGCTAACGACAACTTCTTGATGACTGGCGGAACAAGTCAGTTTCAGATTTCGACCGAACAAAACACTCAGACTCCTACAAACACAGGGAACAAGGACACAATTGCGCCAAGCCCCCCAGACAATACGAGTACATAAATGTCCGCACAAGTAACCATACTTCAACTCCCAGCCGCTGGCGCTATCACAGGCACTGAGGCGGTTCCTATTGTCCAAAATGGGGTGACAGTCCAAACTACGACTGCGGCGCTTGCTGGCTCACCTGTTCAGACTTACACCTATTTGACGGTTTCTCAAACACCTCAATTGGCAAACAGTCGCTTTGTTGGCGTGACCAATGGTTTGGTCATCACGGACGGTGGTGCGCAAGGACTCTTCAATATCAGCACCACAGGCGCTTTATTGTCTTTGGTGAACTCTGGTACTGGGTTCCAAGTTAAAACGTCTTCTACAGCCATTACAGGGCGTTCTATTGCTGTTTCTGGCGCTGGGTTGTCAATCACAAACGGTTCTGGCGTATCTGGCGACCCAACCATCGCGTTGGCTGGTCAGGTTCTAAGCCTTGCAAACGCCAGCTTAAATGGCTTTGTGGTGCTGACAAGCGCTGGTGCAATTACGTCGACCACGCTGACTGGTACGGCAAATCAGATTGGAATTACCAACCCTACTGGCATAGGCAACCCAGTTTTCTCGATTGCCAATGACCCCGTGATGCCCGGCAACGGGGCGATGACCATCCCCGTTGGAACCACGGGTCAACAGCCCGTTGCCTCTGTGATTGGCATGATTCGCTACGACACCACCGTAGGAGGGTATTTTGGATACTCTGGCACTGGGTGGAACCAATTTTCTTTGTCTGGTGGCGTAACTCAGGTCAACACTGGCACGGGTCTGACGGGTGGGCCAATTGTTGGTATTGGTACTGTTTCAATTGCCAATACCGCTGTCACCGCTGGCTCTTACGGCTCCACGACTCAAGTCGGAACTTTTACTGTCAACGCTCAGGGTCAGTTGACTGCCGCCGCCAACGTGGCAATCAGCGCTACCTCAATCGGCGCGGTGACCACCATTAACGGCACTGCAAACGAAATTACCTCGACAGGCACATCAACTGTCACGTTGTCTTTGCCTACGGCTTTGACCTTTACGGGCAAAACCATCACAGGCGGTACATACACTGGGGCGTCTATTAGTGGGGCAACCAATACGTTGACCAACATTGGCAACGCATCGTTGACCAACTCGTCTGTAACGATTGGAACAACTGCAATTGCTTTGGGCGCATCAAGCCTTACCTTGGGCGGGTTGACTACGGTAACCGTCACTCAAGACCCTGTGTCGGCGTTGGAATTAGCGACCAAACAGTATGTGGATGCAGTAGCGCAAGGGTTAGACCCCAAGGCTTCTTGCGTAGCGGCAACAACGGTGAACATCACGTTGTCTGGTACGCAGACGATTGATGGCGTAGCGTTGATTGCTGGGGATAGGTGTTTGGTTAAAGACCAGACATTGAGCCAAAACAATGGTATTTATTTAGTTGCGGCGGGCGCATGGACTCGTGCAACGGATATGGACAATTGGCTAGAGGTTCCCGGCGCATTTACCTTCATTGAGCAAGGAACCCTATACGCTGACACTGGTTGGGTTTGCACTTCCAATGCTGGCGGTACTTTAGGCACAACCCCCATCACTTGGGTTCAATTTGCTGGCGTAGGCTCTTACACCGCAGGTACAGGTCTAACCCTCACAGGTACGCAGTTCAGCATCACAAATACGGCGGTGACTGCTGGTGCGTATGGCTCTGCAACACAGGTTGGCACGTTCACTGTCAATGCGCAGGGTCAACTGACCTTGGCAAGCAATACCACGGTGACTCCAGCGGTTGGCTCCATCACTGGGCTAGGTACTGGGGTTGCGACTGCCTTGGCGGTCAATGTAGGCTCTGCTGGCGCTTTTGTGACGTTTGATGGTGCGCTAGGTACACCAAGTTCTGGTACTCTAACGAATGCAACAGGTTTACCCCTGACGACAGGTGTAACTGGAACGCTACCAATTGCAAACGGCGGAACAAATTCAACTGCAACGCCGACAGCAGGTGGCTCAGTTTATGGAACTGGAACTGCATTTGCATTTACAGCGGCAGGAACAGCGGGTCAAGTATTAACATCAGCGGGAGCGGGCGCACCTGTTTGGTCAGGAATATCTGGAGGAACATTCTAAATGTCGGCAACAAATTTCACCCCAATTCAGTTGTACAGAAGTACAACAGCGGCGGCTGTTCCTCTGGCGGCAAACCTTGCGTCTGGCGAACTTGCTATTAACGTCACTGACGGTAAGCTGTACTACAACGACGGTGGCGTAGTCAAAGTCATTGCAGGCACTGGCGGTACTGGCGTTGTGGCTGGCTCTAATACGCAAGTTCAGTTCAACAACAGTGGAGTCTTTGGCGCTTCAGCCAACTTCACATTCAATGGTACATCTCTAGCCGTTACTGGTACTGTTGCCGTAACGGGTGCATTGACCGCAACCCTAGACTCAACCTTCTCCTCAACTGGTGCATTAATCATCAGCAAGGGAACAACTGGACAGCGTCCTACACCAGCAAGCGGAATGCTTCGCTTCAACACCACTACATTTGAGTTTGAAGGCTACAACGGCACGGCATGGGCTTCTGTTGGCGGTGCGGCACTGAGCAACGACACAAGCACAGCAACTGATGTCTTCCCACTGTTTGCAAATGCTACAACTGGAACGGCATCCACTTTATTCACAGGCAATGCGTCCCTTTTGTACAAGCCAAGCACTGGTGAATTTAAGGCAAGGGTTCCTGTTGCCTCTAACGGTATCGTGGTGAACAGTCAAACAGTTGCGACAAGCTACACGATAGCGGCTGGCTTCTCAGCAATGTCAGCAGGCCCGATAACGCTATCAGGCGGTGCGGTGGTAACTCTTTCTAGCGGTTCACGCTGGGTCGTTCAATAAGGATTTGATATGGCAGATATTGTTGTAAATGGAAATACAAGCGGGGCTGTAACGCTATCTGCTCCTGCGGTAGCGGGTACTGTGACTGTGACTTTGCCAGCTACAAGCGGGACTATGCTGACTACAGCGTCTTCAACAGGTGTAAGTGGTAGCGCAATTTCTTCAGGTACTGTTGCCGAAGCTTATGGTGGCACTGGAACTTCAACTGGCTACTACGGCTTTAAATCAAGAATCATAAATGGCGGGATGGTGATTGACCAAAGGAATGCGGGGGCGAGTGTTACAAATATCGCTGGAGCCGTTTACCCAGTAGATAGGTTTTATGCTCTTGGTAGTCAAGCATCAAAATTCACAGTTCAGCAAAATGCAGGGTCAGTGACACCACCTGCTGGATTTATTAAGTATGTCGGTGTTACATCATCGTCTGCGTATTCATTATTGGCTGGAGACTACTTTATTCTGGGGCAAGCTATTGAAGGATTAAACATTGCAGATTTGGCATGGGGGACTGCGTCTGCGGCGACTGTAACATTGTCATTTTGGGTGCGCTCAAGTTTGACTGGAACTTTTGGTGGTAATTTTAGAAACAATGCTGGAGATAGAAATTATCCATTTACTTACTCCATTTCTGTTGCAAATACGTGGGAACAAAAATCAGTAACAATTGCTGGTGATACATCAGGCACATGGCTTACAACAAACGGGATGGGTATCAATGTTAGTTTTGGATTGGGGGTTGGCTCTACGTTTAGTGGCACTGCTGGAGCATGGTCAGGAAACAACTATCTTGGAGCCACAGGCGCAACATCAGTAGTCGGCACAAACGGCGCTACTTTCTACATCACAGGCGTACAGCTAGAAAAAGGCTCAACGGCAACATCGTTTGATTACAGACCTTATGGTACTGAGTTGGCTTTGTGTCAGCGGTATTATTTTAGGAAAGCTACTGGTTCACTTAGCGCTATAGGAGTTGGTTCATATTATTCAACAACCCAAATTTTTACAATGTTTGATCTCCCTGTTCAAATGCGAGCAACTCCTTCTTTAGATGCCGCATCTGGTACTAATTATTACAAAGCCGCAGTAAATTCTGCTGGTGATGGTTTTGATAGTTTTACTTTAGATGGTGTTACTACATCGCTTAGAGTTGTGCTATTAACAAGTTCTAATGTATCTGGAACTGTTGGTTGGTCTGCTATGGTTTATGCAGATAATGCTTCAGCGTATGTTGGTTTAACTTCGGAGTTATAAAATGTACAAACTTATAAAAAGTTTAATTAGTGGAAATATTGATGTTGTTAATAAAATTACTGACAACAAAATTCTTTCAATCCCCTTTGACCCCGACAACACAGACTACCAAGCCTACCTAAAGTGGCTGGCAGAGGGCAACACACCACTACCCGCAGATGAGGTAACACAATGACATCAACCATAAATGCCAGCACCACGGCTGGAATTGTTACCACTGCTGACACCAGCGGCGTGTTGGCGCTTCAAACTGCGGGGACTACGGCGGTTACTGTAGATGCTTCACAG